TTATCTTTCCTGCTCCGGGAGCTGAAGTCCCCCGACCTCACTCTCATACGCGCTGCGGCAGTGCCCCTTCTGCCAGAAAAGCAAAGTGTCGATAAGCCGGTACGGCCAGTCACGGACGCCGTCTAAGTGCCAGCGCCAGGCATGGGCGCTCAGAGTCTCGTCCGCCCACGCCTTTTCCAGGAAGAAGATGGAAACTATGACATTGCCCAGCTGGTCGATAGCGATGGCCATCTGATGGGCGTTATGCCGTAACATCGTCGTAGTTAATGACAATGGCGTCTACCTCCTCTTTCGTGGTGCAGGCTTCAATCTGAGAGCGTAACGCCCACTTCCTAGCGTACAAATTATTTCCGTACGAAATTAACTCGAGCTGGATCGTCTTCAGCTGCTCGAGCGTGAGTTCGGCCAGAGTGTTGTCGAATGTCATGAAATTGACCGTGTTTAGATTCTGCGCCTCCATGGCCGTGATGAGCCCGTCCACGTTCGTCTTCGCTGTCGAATTCGCGTTGACGACATAGCCTGTGGAAGACGTGATGTGGGCGGCGCTGGAAGCCTTGGTTTCCTCGAGCCTCAAGTTAAGTTCTTCGAGCTTGCGGGCCACCACATTTTCCAATTTGTTGTATTCGGCTTCGGCGGCGGCAGCCTCTGCATCCAGTCTGGCCTTCTCTGCCTGATAAAGGGCCACGTAGGGAGCGACGTCTGTGTCGTAGTCTGCATCCCGGCCGCTGTAGTCGGTGAACTCGAGGACACCCTTTCCGCTATGCCACTGAATAGCGTGGACCTGTTCGTGACCTTCGATGGGCTTGTAGTCGAACTGAAGGGGAACATTGTTCACCAGAATAACGTTGTCTACAGGGACAACTGTAACGTCTGTTATGTCGTCCATTACTTATCTCCTTGCAGGGCCCTCGGCGCCTGCATCGTATGCGAGTGGTCGGCCTCGACGAGAGTTCTGTCCCCGTTGGCAAGAGACACGAACTGCTGCCGAAGGGCTTTCCCTTCCGCGATGTTCTCACACCGCGCGGCGCTGACTTCCGCGCCTACTTTGGAAATTTCACCGGCTACCATGCCGGTTACATTCGCCTGCTCCATGAGGAGCATCGGCGTGAGAGTAAGCGCGCAACCCTCAAAGCTCGCCTGCATGCTGTCCTTCCCACCGGAATACGACATCCAGAGAGCGCAACCGCCCTTTTTATTGTGTTCGGGACACTCTTCGAATCCCCTAAAGGGGCATCCTGCTGCCATATCTTCTCCTTACGTCCTCTCACACAGGACGACGTCCACGTAGTTGACGTTGATATCTAAATTGTGACGGTGGGCGGTGTTCCATGTTCCGTGCCCGTGCCCCCAGTTGCTACCTGTCCAGCCTGTGTTGTTGCCCCACCAGTTGCCATCCTGATGCCAAGAATCTTGCAATGTATTATCGAAGGTGCGATTCCGATATGCTCCGTGGCTATGAGAGGCTAGTTGACCAACACTCAGTGTTGACGCATTCACGCCCCAGGAAATCGAAGTATCTGTCGTCCACCCCCCTGCAGCGAACCGGCCAGAGAAGCCCCTGCCGTCATAGCTCCCCGTGTCGCCAGAGGTGAGGCGCAGGGCATAGTCGGTGTGGTCTGTGAGCTTTTTCCAGCCCGAAGGTGAAGCCCCGCGGAAGAGCATCTTCGTTCCGGCAGGGAAGTACTTGTCCAGATCGGCCTGAGCCTGTTCGACTACGGGCTTGACGCTCGTAGTCAGGGTGCTAGCCGCGGCCTCAAGCTCCGCGGAAAAAGCAGCAAGGCTTTTCTGCGTCTGCTCTTCCTTGTCGTAGATGATGCCGAATAGCCGGGCGATTTTCCCAGCGTTGTCTGCCAGAGTTCTGACCATCGCTACACCTTCTCACAAAGGATGACATCCACGAAATTGACATGAAAATCTACACTGTGGCCGTGGGCGGAATTCCAACACCCGTGGCCGTGAGCCTCGTTCGAGCCTCGCCAGCCGATAGCATTGTCTGTGCCGGCCCCGGAGCAAAGGATATTACTGGCGTTGCTTGAATCTCGATCGGGATAACCAATCTTGACATCATGGCTATGTGAAGCGAGCTGACCGACGCTCAGCGTCGAGGCATTCACGCCCATGGAGATCTGAGTCGAAGTCAGCCCTCTGCCGGAAGCGAAGCAGGCAGAGAAGGCCATGCCGTCAGTACGGCTTCCCGTGCCTTCACTCGTCAGGCGGAGCGCACAGTCGTTGTAATTTGTCAGCTTCTTCCAGCCGGGAGGGGCCGCTGACTGCTGGAAGAGCATCTGGATGCCGGCAGAGAAGTACTTGTCCAGATCAGCCTGGGCCGACTTGATGGCCGGCATAAGCTCAGACTGCGCGCCCGCGAGGATTGACTCCGAGGTCATCCGCGCATCCACGATGGACTTCCTGTTCTCAAGAGAGAGCGCGAGCAGGCTGTCGACGAGGTCTGTGACCCGGTCGGCGCTGTCTTGCAGTGTCTTGGTCATCTCACTCACACCTTCTCGCAGAGGATGACGTCCAGCCGGCTGACGTCCATGTAGAGGCTGTGGCCGTGGGCGGAATTCCAACACCCGTGGCCGTGAGCCTCGTTCGAGCCTCGCCAGCCGACAAAATTATCCCAGTAGCCTAGGTCCATATTTATCTTACCGAACCCATTGCCCGTAACATCATTTGACCTCGTCGGGCTGTTTCTCACGGCTACGCTGTGTGAGTGTCCGGCGAGCTGACCGACGGACAGCGTCGAGCCGTTTACGCCCATGGAGATCTGGGTCGTAGTTGTCCCTCTGGTTGCGGCAAAGCAGGCAGAGAAGGCCAAGCCATTGGTGCGGGTGGTGACATCGCCGGATGTGAGCCGGAGCGCGCAGTCATCGTACGTCGTGACCTTCTTCCAACCTGACGGGGCCGCGCCGTTGAACAGCATCCTGACACCGGCAGGGAAGTACTGGCTGATGCCGTTCTTCAGCTTCTCGACCGCCGGTGCCATTGCGGTCTGGATACTGTCGAGCGTGGTACTGACATCGGCCTTCATGGACTGGTAGTCTTCCCAGTCCTTAAGCGCGAAGCCGTACAGGAGGTCAGCGAGGTCTGCTATTCTGCCGGCACAGTCTTCCAGCGTTCTCATGCCGTCCGCCTCCAGCAGTATGCGGCGTGATAAGGGGGCATGTTGTTGTGTGGCTGGCTCCCACCCAAAGCATTCGTCGTGCCGGCAGGGTCGCCACCGCCGGTCATCGTCGTAGCGCCCCACGATTTGAACCCGCTACTACACCACGTGTGCGCAAAAGTTGCCCCATTGGGAGCAACCTCGGCCGTGGTCCCGTCAGCAGACCAGTGGTGCGCCTCCATGCCATCAGACGGATTGCTCCCCGTATACACATAGACATTATGACCGTGTTTAACGCTTTCGGCGAGCGTCAGCGTGTGCTCCGCCTCGCCGCCTTCGCTGCCTGCCAGGTACGTTTTATCGTCAGCGCCAAGCAGAAAGACGCCCTTCACACGCTCCCAAGTCCCGAAGCCGAAAATCTCAGCCGGCTCTGTGTCCTTATCTGATGTGTAGTAGCTGCCCACAGGGTGCTCTTTTTTGCTTCGTTCCAGCACCGCCGCCGTGATCATGCTCTCCACGAGAGCGACCGAGACGCTCAGCTCGCCTGACTCGGTGGACTCGAGCGTCTTGGCTTTGGCGTCAAGAATGTCGTACATCGCCTCTGCATCGAGCGGCTGGAGCCTGGTCTGCACATCCGCCATCTGGGAGTCAGCTGTGGCCGCGTGGCTGTCCAGAGCAGTCAAAGCCTCGGCGAGGCGTGGGCAGTCCTCGGCCAGTCCGTTCTCAGCGTGGGGAAGAGGCAGAGATAAATATGACGTTTTCTTGTCTATCATCGTATGCTCCAGAAACGGGGCAGAGACACATCGCCTCCGCCCTGCTATGCTAAACTGTGGCCATCATCCTGATGCCGTAGACCATGGGCCGAGCGGCTGTCGTGCCGGTCAGCGTGAGCCGCACCTTCGCCGTGTCTACATCGCTGATTGCGACATGCCAGGAGTACTCAACGTTGCCGTCGCCTTCCTGCGTCGTGCCCTTGGCTGTCATAGCCGTCCAGTCACCTCCGTCCACCTGGTACTCAGGAGTCACGGTAGCGCCGGAGGGGATATAGGCGTCATAGACGAGGGTCAGAGATGTGGCACCCGTGGCGGGGATAGTCCTCGTGTAATAGGTGCCAGTTCTGGCTACAGTCCCAGCGATAAGCTGTGTGCCAGGCCAGAGCAGAGAAGAGGACGCCTCGTCGCCGGACAGCTTCGCTTTGACAGAGACTGCGCCAGTCATCGCTGTGGAAAGCTCGACTGGCTGGTCCGCCGCGATAGTCATCTCGTCACCGGTCGGCAGGGTTACGACGTAGTCGACGCGCGAAGCTGCGGACGGTGTCTCGGCGCAGGCCTTCAGAATAAGGTCCGTCGCCCCGGTCATGATGGCGGTCGCGCCAAGGTCGACCGTCATATCGCTGACCGCATACGTCGGGGCCAGGAGCCGGAAGGTCAGGTCGCGGGTCTGGTGTGCGGTCCAGGTGCTTGCATTGGAGCTCGAGAGAAGAACGCCGACCGTGTATGGCTGTGCCGTAACCCACTGCTGGGCAGACGAGTCGAAGCTGCCCAGCTCGGCCACGCCAAGAGCGGTGTCGGCGTCGTCGCAGAGCACGACGAGAGCGTACTCAACGCCTCCTGTCAGGGCAACCGGCGCGTCAAAAAGAATACGCTGGAACTTGCCGACCGTCAGGGCATCAGCAGCTATGATGGACTCCGCCAGGACGACACGGGTCGGGTAGCCGCCAGATGTCTCGCGGATCTGGACGTGGACTCCGGTCGTCCCCTTCGCCGTGAAGAAGAGATCGACACCGGAGATCTGGGAGTCGGCCGTCAGCGTGAAGGTCTGCGCCACAGGGTCAATCAACGTGTTAACGACAGACTGTACAGTGCGCAGCGTCGTGGTTTCAAGTGTGCCCTGCCCGACGAAGGTCGACTGTGCGAGGCTTCCGCCTGCTCCGGTAAAGACAACGGACTTCACGCCGGCGGGGATGCCGTCGGGGATAGTGAAGGTTCCGGTCATCGCGCCGTCAGTCCCGGCTGTCGGCATGCCGCCGGACGGAGTGACCTCGACGCCGTCGAAGGTCAGGCTCTTCAGCCGCTCGCCGGAACCAAAGCCGGAAAGGGAGAAAGATACGGGAATCTGCCGCAGGTACAGGACGTCAGACTTAGCCGTACCAAGATTCTCCGTCGTCGAGCTCGATGTCGTCACTGTCGACCCGTGAAGGGGATGGGTCGGCGCGTACACGGTGCGGAAAAAGGTCTGCGTCACCGGCGAAGCCCAAGAGGACTTCTGCACAGTCCAGCGGTCGACCGCAGGGGTCAGCGTTGCCTTCATCGGCATAGGAGTGAACGCCTGATAGGGATTGACCTTTATCTCTCCGGTGCGGAGCGGCTGCTCAAGCAGGATGGTCGGCGAAGACTGACGGCAGGCCGGCGACGAGATATCGCCGGACATCGTATAGTCGTCGGCCTCGATGGGCAGCATCAGATACCCGTTGACGACGGCAGCCGTCTGCTCAATGCCCTGGTCGCGCATGCTGTCGTCGAGAAGGGGATCCACGAAGAGGCCGACCTTCGCTCCGGCTTCGCGGGTCGACACGTCACTTTCCAGGCGCTGCCGGGCGATTTCGTTGATGGCGTAGTCGATTTTGGCCGACAGATTTTCGATCATCGCAAAGGACACGACGCGGACGCCGTCATTGGACAGCCCTCGGGCGCTGGCTTCGCGCCAGGTCTGGGTCACGGTTGCGATAGCCAGCATACCGGACGGCACGGCTGGCGCCTTTGCGTTGTATTCGGCCGGAACACCCTGCACCCAGGAGAAGGTGCCGTCGGACGTGACACAGAGGCGATCCTTGCGCGGAAGGCCCTGTGTGTACGTGATCAGAATATCAGATCCCTCGACGGCACCGGCGACGGTGAACCCGTCATAGTCCACATCGGAGGGTGTGACGGAGGAAGAAATGTAGGTATACGTCACCGTATAGGTCGATCCGACAGAAGGCTCGGCTCCGGACGGCGACCAGTCGACCGTATCACCCGTCTTCTGGTAATCGGTGCCGGCGGCATATGTGGTGTCCCCCATGACGACAGAGACAATTGAACGCACGGAAGTGTCAGGGAGGGTGTCAGCACAGCCAGTGTAGCTGCCATGCGTCACCGTGACCGTCTTCTGCAGGGTCACACGCAGAGAGGTGATGCCGCGAAGAGGAGGATGGGCGACGGTCACCCGCTGGCTGCCAGAACCGTCGGCGACAATGACTTCGCTGTCTATGGTCCGCAGGTCCGGCTCGGCATCGTACGTCACGCGGCGGCTTGTCTGGAAGTCGAATCCGTACCCGTTGACGCGGCAGGTACCTTCGTCAATGGTGTAGACCTGGCGGCCCTGCGCGTCGTCATCGGCCTGATGGACAAACATCCCCTTGGCGATATACGAACCGCCTCCGGTGCTGTCGACGTCATACTTCGCGATGGACTTCATGAAACTGTCGAGGTTCGGAGGGGTCTCCTTCGCGCGCAGAACGCCGTCATCAATAGTGTAAATCGGATAGAAAGAGCCGCTTCCGCCGTCTCCATCGTATCCCCAGGAAGAGACGGCTTTACGGCGCCATGCTCCCGGCTCTCCCTGCCCTCTGGAGCCGACCGCCGGATTGAGGAGCCCCGCATCTTCAGCCTCAGAAATGATCGTCTCCGCCAGACGTACGCCGACGGTCACTGTGCCGGAAGTCGCGATAGTAAAGGTCGCTGCAGGAACTGACCGGACCATACCGGAAATGTAGACAAGACCGGCTTCTGCCGTGACGACACCGCTGTCGGAGACGGAAATCTGGCCATCCTTGATGACGTCGCCGTCGGAGAAGAGAGCGTCTCCAATACCCTGCAGACGGGCATTGATGATACTCTGCAGCTCATTGATTTCGGAGGCCTGTGCGACATATCCGTCGCGGACAAGCACCTCAGTGTAATGATCGTCTGCGGAGTACCGATTGTAGTAGTTGTCAATCTGCTTGCCGTTCGGCGTAATTAAAGACATATGCGCACCTCCTTAGATGGGCAGGACGAACTCTACCGTCTGCCGAACGTTAGGAGAGCGCTGGATGGACGGCGTGATGATCTGTGCGGCCAGGAGCAGACCGGGATCGCTTATCTGGTCGACGGTGAAGTACTGCTGCCCTTCGGGCAGGCCGTCGGCCGGAACGGAATCGAGGAAGACACCGATTTCACGGATGACGGCGTTCGATGCGTCCTCAAAATTGAAGTTAGTCCGGACGCAGAGATAGGGCGTCGGCGTTTCTGAAATTTTATATCTTGCGCGTGTGACCGTCCCGTCAGACGCCGACGCGGTCGGGATGACGATCTCCCCCGCATCGTCCGGCGTCACGAAGCCGACGGAGGACGCCCTGCGGCGGCCGACTTCGCCGGTAATGGCTGTGATATCCACGAGAGAAGGCAGGACTGCGTCGTCAGCGTCCCATGCCTCCTCGCCAGTTCCCCAGGCCAGAAAGATGTCTCGGGCGGCGATGGCCTTCACGATGGCCGCCCTTCCCGTTTTAGTGAGCGTTGCTAAACTCATGAGTTCCCCTCAGTAGTTACAGATACAAAAGCATCATCAATGAGCCATCTGCGCGAATCCGACCACGTACCGGACCACGCCCTCTCTTTCTCCCCAGTTTGTGCAGCTACATCGCCAGCTACACTCGCGGCGGTCTCTGTTCCGTCTACAGCAGGCTCGGTAATACTTGCCCCGATGCCAACCTGCGACCGGGACAGAATCTCCTCCGTCCGCAGGTTCGTCGCTGTGCCCCAAGCGTCCCCCCAGTAAATGGCATCGTATTCAGCTGTCATACCAGGTGTCCTGCCGTACGTGCAGTTAACATCTCCCCAAGTACCGGAAGCATGGACTGCGACACCATCGCCGCTTTCTCCTCCATCGGACGGCCAGGACCATACGGCTACGACCCGCGGGGCAGACCAGGACGAGATGCCCCACGGCGTCAGCACGCGGTCAGGCCGCGGAGAGCTCTCACCAGTGTTCTGGCACCAGATCGCCCACGTCAGGAGAGTGAGCTGCCCGATCGTGACGCCCGTCATGGGCGGAAAGTCCGCGTCGGACCAGTCGAAGTGGGACCAAATTGGCCGGTCGACATAGGGGCACAGAATGCCGTACCCCTCCTCACGCCCGACACCAACAGCCATGTCGGCCGCGGCAAAGGGTTCCGAAAGCAGGCGAAGCCTGCGCCCAAAAGAAGCGATCAGGCCCTGTCCATCCGTCTCCCCGGAGATGTCGTCCAATTCCCTGCCAGTATAGGCAGACCAGAGTCCTTCCGACCAGCCGCGAAGGCTGGCGTTGCGTGAGGAGTCCAGCCCGCCAGACCACAGAAATGGCCGAAGGTCATACTCCGACACATACACACGCCAGAGTCGGCAACGCGCCGGTTCGACGTCGGCGCAGATGAGAGAAATTTTTTTAAGGTCTGCCTCAGATGGAATAGAGTCAAATCGTAGCTGGTACGCCGCCCAGTTTTCACCTTCGCCGTCTTCTTCAATCTCCGCGGTGTATCCGTACAGATCCAGGACACGACGCATAGCTGCTGGTGTCCCTTTGATGCGGTGCCAGGGAACGGAGTTCAAAACAAATGCGCGCAGCTTCTCGTTTGTTTTGGCAGCATCACGGAAGTCTACGTGCCACTGCCACGCAAGCTGTTCGAGCTCTTCAGTGGAAAGATTTTTGAGGCCGCCCCGGGCCTCTGTCAGCCTTCTGAGCGGTGCCAGCATTCCGGCGGGGTCCTGCTCTTCCAGACGTCCGTAAATGAGAAGGTTCGGAACAGCCCGGACGATAGTCTGCAGGAACGGCGAGATCGCATCAGCCGCGGCAGCTATCTGGCTGTCACTGCGGATACTCTCGGGAACAAGCTGGCGGAAGACGAGGTCATGAAGATGACAGCTCATTCTTCTTCGAGGCCTCCGTACGTGAGGGTGACAGTTCCCTCTCTGGCAATTTCACTTTCCTTGAGAACAGTGTACACGGGAGCCCGAACGACTACGCGCCTTGCTCCTGCCTGCTCCATCAGACTGATGAGCTTAGTGGGAAGAATGTCACGTCCGGGCTTCGAGCGCTGCCAGAGGATATAAGATTCCACGGCAGAGGTGACAGCGCTGCTTATCGTCGCAACCAAAGCTTCGTCCGTTTTTGACAGGTACCATGTTACATCCAAATCATATGAAATGCCATCAGGGGCCTGCACAATTACCGTATCAGTGAGCGGCCTTACATCATCGGCAGACAGTTTCTTGCGGATGGCTTCCAAAACCTCTTCGGGGGGAAGTTCCCCGCCGGCCAGTACGGGACGCACATCAACGGTTCCGGGGTTCGGGCAGGACACGGCGACGTCGGCGATATCCTGGGATACGCCCATAGCCAGAGCCCTGTACATACCGGCAGGGCCGGCGCACGTATATGCCTCAGGAGATTCCTGGATGCGCTGACGGTAATGGGCATCAGTCTCCACGTCCGCGCCAAGCATGGTTGTGGTTGTATTCTCAACAGAAGCCACATAGGCGACAGGGTCCACAAGAACGCAAACCTGTCCCGCCACAAAGCCGTTGGCGCCGCTTCCGGATGCCTGCGCCGAAGCGGAAACTGCCCCGGAAAGAACCCCAGCCTGAATGATCACAGATTTGTCTGTCGCAAAAATCGTTTTTCCGTCAGCCGTTGCGGCCTTGGTTCCCGCAGGGATCTCGCAGTCAAAATCAAGCTCTTCCTGCAGAGTGAATCTGAGTGTAGTCGACGCGCTAGAGGCGTTAAGACGCCGGGTCCCTGTCATAAGGCCTATAGCGTCCAGGTGTTCGCCCGAGGCAAACTGGAGCAGATTCGCTTTGCCCGCCATGTCGATGACGGAATTCTGGAGGGCAAGGACGTATGCCAGGGATTCCAGGAAGAGGCGCACGGGGTCGCCGGGGTACAGCGTCGTTTTCGCAATGGTCTCGTAGGAGGTCAGGACACTTTTTTCAACTTCTTCGACAGAAAGTTCTGCAAATGCGAGGCTCACAGTTCAACGCCCTCCCTGAGTGAAAAACGGACAACAGGACGCACAATGCCCTGCATGTGCTGTTCTTCCGTCAGCGGTTCAAATGTCACGGAAGCAACGGAAACGCGGGGCTCGTACTTCTCGATGGCGTCAATCAGACTGGCTGCCAGCTGAGCCGTCTTCCTCGGCGCCGGGGAATCAATCATTTCTCCATCATTGGCAAATCCCCGGTCCAGAGGCACGGAATACGTCAGCGTGCGCAGTATGGTGCGCAGACACTGACGGACAGAATCCATCCCTGTGGCTCCTATGATTACAGGAGAGTCATCCAGCGTCAGGACTTCACTGCTTTGTGACATCGCTGTTCTCCCTGGGCATCCAGTACCAGCTCTTCAGCCTGAGCGATAAATCTATGCCAGACGGGGCAAGCCAGCCATTGTCATTTGTCAGCGTGGGCGCGAGCTTCTGGCTGATTGAGGTGATGACCACCCTGCCCCAGTTCTGCCCGCATAAGGTGAGCCGGAGCACGTCTCCCCTGCGCATATGCGAGAGAAGCTGAATTTTGACATCATCGGGTTCTCTCTCCATGAGTTGGCGGGAAAGGCGCACGTCCAGGCTGATTTCCGGCGTTTCCGGCCCCAGCCATTCCATGACCGGATAACTTCCGAAAACATTATGTTCTTCATATCTCATCCGGCTGTCTGCAGAAATATTCTGTGGCACGAGAACGTTCATGGTTCCCGCTTCAAAAACGATATCACCGAGAGTTCCAACTTCCACGGCTACCCTCCGACAGGCTCACCGGTATCGGGATGAGTATGGTGCCTGAGCGAAACGGAACCGGCAGAAATATCGTCGTCTGGGGCCTTGATTCCACCATCCCTGACTGTGATAGTCCCGCTCACCAGGGCGCTTCCGGGATTGCCATCTTCGTCAGTCATAATCACAGTACCGGCCAGCTCGATGAACGGTGCCCTGAGTTTGATGCCTGTTTCCGAAGTAACGGAGGCCGTTCCCTTCGCCTCAATACTGGCATCGCCTTTCACTTTGGCTGTCAGCTTATGGGCCTTTCTGTCGTACCAGAGTTCCGTACCATCTTCGTATTTGCTGTAGGCGACCTGCTGTTCCTGGCCAGGACCGGGAACGGCCTGAGAATAAGGAGCACCAAGGTACGCCCCCTGCTCTTCTCCCTGCCCCGACTCCAGGACAAGGGCAGTATCGCCGATGTC